CCGCCATGTTAGCTCCGTCACGTTTCCCGCCTTGCGTGATCATTGAAGATACGCGTGAAAGAGTTTTTAATACTTCTATTGGCCCACAAGATATCCCATGTGTAGTTGATATACGATCTCCTTTAGGGCGAAGTTTGGATAGTGCGAAGCCAGTTCCCCCACCGAACTTCTGAACCATAGCTGCGTCATGCGCTGCCTTCATAATACCTTCCATGCTGTCCTCAAGGGGAAGCACAAAGCAAGCAGATAAAGTACCTTGTTCTGTCCCTGCATTCATGAGTGTGGGGGAATTGGGGATAAAGTCTAGCGCAGACATTACACTGTAGAAATCATTAGCGGTAAGTTCTGTCTCTACCGGAAGTTTTCCATACTTAGTTTCGACACTTCCTACAGCGGTCGCTACCCGTCTAAACATCCCATCTGAATTTTCTACAGGTTCATTCTCATCGTTCTTTAAATAATATCGTTTTCGTGCTACTAGTTCGGCTTGAGGTGCGAGAATGCCCATTTAGTTCCCCCTATTTCTGATTGTCTGAATCCACAATATAAACAAAGACCCCGCTCTGGAATCCACACATTAGGGCCACAATTTACATCCTCGCATTCAGGATTCAGTGGTCTAGGGGTATGCTCGTCGCTGGGTATACTATCATTATACCCTAAAAGTCTCTCTTGTATAGCCTGTACAGGGGTCTTTTCAACCTCATTACCAGCAGTTTCTAACTCTTGCAAAATCTCCTGCATATTCCCAACAGTTTGCACTAAATAATGGGATGATTCGAAGCAAGCTTGGAGTGCCATAGCTATAGAAAAGAAAGCATCTCCATGCCCCATAGGAGTCTCAGGAGCTTTAAGTTCGTTATTCACTGAGAGTATTTGTGAGGTCTGCCGCTCGTCTGCTAATAACTTTGTATTTCCTTCATGTACATAAGTTTCAAATATCTGTGCCATCGTCATTTTACTTTTTGCCGTAAAGTGCATGGGCCACCATTTCGTATCTAAGCCTCTATCTTCTAACTCCCCTCTGGTATTATCTATGTATCCCTTAGTAAGGTTGAAGTTTTGAGCAACTTCATTTAGGAATTCGATTTGGGCTGTGTAGTCCCAACCATCTAACCATGTCTGATGTATTTGTTCTATCCTGTCGCCACGCTTCCTAAAGATAACTAGATGTGAGGGGTGCCTCTTTTTCCCTACATCGAAGCCAGCATAAATACCATCTGTCTCCTCGAACTCATGCTTATGGTTAGCTGGGTAACTCCTTAGATTGTAATCTAATACTTTAGCTATATCTTCCTCAGAGAAGTAAGATTCCTGACTCAAGAAAGGTTTTAGTAAGAATTCTGATGCAAAAGATTTAGGTTTAGCTTTCTGTTGTTCCAGTAACCAATCCTCACTATACAGTTCGGGCATCAATACTCGTCTCCCCGGTACAGGATCAAATGCAGGGAGCTTTCTATATTTGAATCGAGTATCTGTTTCAAGCTTTGCTAAGATATCTCCGGGTAGCATAGGAGTACCCATCACTACAACTGGTACCCCTTGATTAGGTATGAACATAGATTCAGTCATGAAGTGTTCTTCAATCTTAGTTATCTGCGACAGGTTCAGCGGGTTCTCCGGGTCTTTTAGAATGTCATCTGCTATCAAGGCTCCATTGACATGCATACCTCGTTTGAAGGAGAACAACCCACCATGTGCTATCTCTAACGAGTGCCCGTTATTATTCCTATACCGGAATGTATAATCTGCTTTTGGAGCCTCGTTCTTTATCCACTTATTAATATACGGATTCCTAGCAACTTCTTTGTTTATTTCACTCATATGATATTTAGCCATGGTATCACTGTAAGATAAATACAATATACGAGTATCAGTCTTAGCTTTTAATAACGTCCAGATAGCAAATCCGTGTCCTAGAATAGTGCTTTTAAAGTGGGCACGGGGTAATACAGCGGTGTAATTAGTTCCTTCGGTTATAGTTTCTTCTAGTTCATTACAAAGAAACTCTACGTGCCAAGCTTTAAATAGTTCAGGACGTTCAAAACTGCCAGCCCATATATCACGGACAAACTCCCAGAATGTACCAATAGCGACTTTCTCACTATCTTTTATCCCTGTGGAGAGAAGTCCGAATGCTTCCTTAAGAGTTACTACTTCTTGCGGCATTCTGCTCCTCTGTAGATACTAATAGTTTTAATTTACCGGCAATGCTAGCTAAGAGGTCACCATCATCAATCTCATCAACTAATACTCTCATAACTTCTTGAACAAATTGTAAGTTGATTAGCCCTTCTAGGACTCTCCGCTCTCCCTGTATACCGACATCCGCGGCTTTTACCGCATCTAAAGCTCTGGTAAAGTTTAAATTACCTAATTCATTATAAGCTTTTTCTCTAATATCCGTATAAATTCTTAGCTGTTCATCTTGTAACTGGAAGGCTTTAGTAGACTCACTCTGTACTATCTTATCATCAGCTTGTGTAGCAACTTCAGTACGCTTGGTATCCCAATCATATTTTCTAGCCCATGCATAAATAGTAGGAGGCTTCACACTAATATTGTAATTGACAGTTAGATGTTCAGCAATTTCCCTAGCACTCATACTGTTAGCTACATATAACTCCATACCTTTTAGACGAACTGCAACTGGTATATTCTTAGGCATTATATCTCCTGTTAGTTGTTAAACTCAATGTCCTTATCTTTGTAATTCATCTCTCCAATATCCGGTTGTTCAGCGGTTCCATAATGATATGCTGCGTGTTCTGGGTTCTGGGAATCTATGCTCCCCCCGTAAGGACTTCCATCTGATTGTAATAACTTACTAAAATCCATATATCCTGTTTTATTGGTGGCGGCATTGTAACAAGCCGGTACTTTAAATTTGGCTCCGTTTGAAAAGAATTCTCGATACTCTATTCCGATCTCATCTCTAGTACACACACCTTTCCAAACATTCCCTTTGGCAAATAGAGGTTTGTAACTACTGTTCTTCTGTAACGTTCCCGTAGTTCTTTGAGTATCGTCAAATTGTTTATTGTTGATACAGGCAAAGTATTTACACCAGATAACCACACCATGTTTTTCTTTTAAATCTTCTAGGGTAGTCCCTTCAGGGAATCTATCCTCATATACCTCAGGCTCTTCTTCTTTAGGTTTAGAAACATATATCTTAAACTTGTCTGCCATCTCTTTTCCTCCACAATGCTATACAAGCAGCATCTGCATAATCCTGCTCCGGAAACTGATCGCCCCACTTTGAAAGTGCAAAATCCATTATGTCACTTTTAGAAGCGTTACCTTTTCCAACGATTACTTTTTTCCATGCTCTATTATCCACAGAAGCAAACGGAGTACCCGACCTATGCAGTTGTAATTTCACTCCCGCTATCACCGACGCTATAGCTATAGTGGCCTTTGCATTTTGTATGTATATAGCGGACTCTATCGCTGCTGTGCTTATATCTATTATACCTAAGTAAGCCTCAAACTTGTCAAGTATCTCATAAAATCGAATTTCGTAATCCTTGTCTTTGCTTTCAAATTTTTCTAAACCTACTAAATTCTCACCCTTATCTAAAAGAGAAAGATGTATAGCTTTAGAAGAACAATCAAACCCTGCTATCATTCTGAGTCCTTATAGGCTTGTGTTCTAAGAGATACTATCCTAGAGACCGTCGCAAATGCAGAAGTATACAATTTGAGTTGTCCTAACAATCTAGTATATAGAGTTGTAATATCTATTACCTCTCGCCTCAATTTAGCTAAAGACTCTCTGGAGAGCATGATCTCCCCCCGTAACTGCTCTTTGGTAGGTTTACGTTCACCCCTGCCAATATGCTCTTCTGCAACCTGATACATAGCTACATTATACCCCTCATCAAACTGAGCTTCCATAGCCCCTTTACGAGCTTCTATATCTGCAACATGTTGTTCTAATAAACTTTTATACCCACCATAGACGACCAGATACTCTTCTAATTTAGTTACTGATGCATGTATCACATCTGCAAATTTCAAGTCTGAGTCCGGGGTATCCAACGACATTCCAAATGTAGGAATACTTAGATTTCCGATATAGCTTTCTGCACCATCTGTAGCATTTGCATAACTCCAACGTTTTTTCATACTTCCACCTTCTTACAATCACACCAACGATTACCAGTACATTTCTCCGGAGCTTCGGTCATCTCCATCACACGAACACATCGCTCCACTACGCTATCCCAAAGGAGTTCATCCCGCTCCAACTTAAAGCATTTCCAATCCTGTGTATTTTTATTTTCGTATAGTATATAACCATGCTTATAGTTACCCATATTTAGATACAGTTGAAGTTGCATTAGGTGCTCCGGTTTTGG